GCCGCAAGTGACACCTATACCAATCACCCACAGATGGGTGGCCCAAGTGGCAGCTATGTGCAACCAAATGCACCATTTGCTGGTGGATCACGTTTCTCACAAGCCAAAAACGAAGTAGCAATCAACGCCGAGCATGTGTTGCACATGAGCTTGACAGAGGGCTTGGATGTATACTGGCCGTTTGGTAATTCAGTACTAGAAAACATTTTCAAAGTGTTCAAGCAAAAAGAACTGCTTGAAGACGCTATTATTATCTATCGGGTGCAACGTGCGCCAGAGCGCAGGATCTTCAAGATTGATGTAGGTAACATGCCTAGCCATATGGCCATGGCGTTTGTTGAACGTATCAAGAACGAAGTGCATCAACGCCGTATTCCTACCAGCACAGGTGGTGGTACTAACATGATGGATGCTACATATAATCCATTAAGCCAAAACGAAGACTTCTTCTTTCCAACCACAGCAGACGGTCGTGGTAGCTCAGTTGAAACACTAGCAGGCGGACAAAACCTTGGCGAAATTACTGACTTACACTTTTTTACTAACAAGCTATTCCGTGGCTTGCGTATTCCTAGTAGCTATTTGCCTACTGGGCTTGATGATGGCGCCAGTGGTAGTTTTACTGATGGAAAAGTAGGCACAGCACTGATTCAAGAATGGCGCTTTAACCAGTACTGTTTGCGACTGCAAAACATCATTGCTGAATACCTAGACAGAGAGTTCAAGCTGTACATGCGCTGGCGCGGCATCAACATTGACGGTCAGTTGTTTGATCTCAAGTTCAACCCACCACAAAACTTTGCACAGTACCGTCAAGCAGACGTTGATATGGCACGTATCAACACATTTGCACAGCTAGAACAGTATGCTTACTTCAGCAAGCGTTTCTTGATGCAACGTTTCTTAGGCTTGACAGAAGCTGAAATGACAGAAAACGAAAGCATGTGGGCAGAAGAACAAGGCGATACAGAGCAAGCACCTGTAGAATCGGCAAGTTTACGTTCAGTTGGTGTAACACCAGGTGGCATACAAACTGATTTGGATAGTGCAGAAGTACCTACAGATGATGCAGGCGCTGAAGGGGCAATGCCGGGAGACATGGGTGCAGATGCTACTGGTGTAAACAGCCCAACTCCAGGTGGAGCGCCAGGTTCTGGCATGGGTATAGCCCCAATGCCAGCTTAATTTATCATTTGGGTTAAATAGAGTATCATGCACATATTTGAATTTTTTGACAAGCCCATATACGGAAGAGAGGATCCAAGCGAGGATCATTCTACGTTGAAGCTGGATGATAGACGCAAAACACGACTAACTCTAGCCCAAATTAACAGACTTCGCATGATGAATGATGTTAAGAAAGTAGAACACGAGCACCAGTTAAAGCGTGTGAGTAAACAGTATAAAGCGGCACCAGAAGAAGGAGCGGCAGGTGTTGGGGCACCTGCTAGCTTATAGTTTTTTGCAAATACTTCAAAAACATCCACATAACTGGCGAAATCTTAGCCGTTATCTTAAATAACTTAACATAGCCATATTATTAGAGGAGTTCTCATGAACAAATATGAACAGCTTATAGAACACATTGTCAATGACGACGAAGCAAAGGCTCGTGCTCTATTCCACGCAATCGTGGTAGAACGCAGTCGCGAAATTTACGAATCATTGATGGACGAGGAACAACCTGGCGTAAGCCATGATGCAGTTGGCGGTCTAGTAGATGAAATCTCTGCAGACGAAACCGGTATGCACGAAGAAGAAGAAGAACTAGGTATGCCTGGTGACGACATGGGTGGCGAGCCTGGTGACGACATGGGCGACATGGGCGACATGGGCGACATGGGTGGCGACATGGGTGGCGATAGCGAAGCACCTGCTACCAAAAGCGACATCATGGACCTAGAGTCAGCAATTGATGAATTAAAAGCTGAGTTTGATCGCTTGATGGGCGATGAAGGCAGTGATGACATGGGCGGTGAAGAAGACTTTGGCTCAGAAGAAGGTGAAGACGAAGAAGGTGAAGACGAAGGCGGTGAAAACCCATTCGGCGGCGCTGACGACGAAGAAGGCGAAGAAGAGCCAGCAGACGACGAAGATAAAGTTGCTGAATCACGTCGCCCGAAGACTGAAGCAGAACGTATTCGTGAATACGTAGACCGCGTTGGTCACGACTGGGACAAAGGCGCACAAAAAGGCCCAAAGGGTGAAAACGTTGGTACTGGTGCTAAATCAGAACGCCAAGGTGAAAAGAACACCAAAAGCATTATTGACAACATGAAAAACGACATGGGTGGCAGCAATGCTAACATGAATCGTAGAGGCGAAGAAGCTAATCCAGATGGTCAAACACCATCAGGTAAAGCAGGCGGCTTCCTAAAGCCAGCACAGGAAATTGATGTTGCAAAACGTAACGTCAACAAGCCAGGTGGCAACAAAGGCGCACAAGACTATTTTAACGGCAAGACAGCTCCTAAGAGCGGTGAAGAAAGCGGTACAAACGCTAAGAGCATCGAACCAGGTGGCAAGTCTGGCTTCCGTAAGTAATCGGATAAAAATATATAATGGCATATCTTAAAGAGAATCTTACATTTGATGCGGCACGTATGGAAGTCCTTACTGAGGAATCCAACGACGGCAAAGGTGGTAAGAATCTCTATTTGAAGGGTATATGTATCGAAGGTGGCATTAAAAATGAAAACCAACGTATATACCCTATTCCAGAAATCCAACGAGCCGTTGGCACAATCAACGAAACACTAAAAGGCGGCAAGTCTGTCCTAGGTGAAGTTGATCACCCAGATGATCTTAAAATCAATCTTGATCGTGTTAGTCACATGATTACAGATATGTGGATGGACGGTCATGCTGGCATTGGAAAATTAAAGATTCTACCAACACCGATGGGTAATCTAGTGAAAACTATGTTAGAGTCGGGTGTGAAGTTAGGAGTGAGCTCTCGTGGTAGCGGTAACGTAAACGAGAGTTCTGGTCACGTCAGTGATTTTGAAATTATCACTGTGGACATTGTAGCACAACCATCTGCGCCACACGCTTATCCCCATGCTATCTATGAAGGGCTTCTTAATATGAAGCATGGTCATAGAGTTATGGAAATTGCAGGCGAAGCAGGACAAAATCAAAAAGTTCAGAAATATCTGAAGGAGGCTGTTGTGCGCCTTATCAATGACTTAAAAATAGGAGATAGGTAATGTTTGATGCTATCAAACCTTTGTTGGATGCAGGTATCATCAACGAAGACACCCGTCAGGCTATTAACGAAGCATGGGAATCTAAGATTAACGAAGCACGTGAACAAGCACGTGCCGAGTTACGCGAAGAATTTGCTACACGTTATGAGCACGACAAGAGTGTCATGGTTGAAGCCCTTGACAGCATGGTTACCGAGGCTCTGTCTGTAGAAATACAAGAATTTGCAGAAGAAAAGAAAGCACTAGCAGAAGACCGTGTACGTTTCCAACGTACTATGTCTGAGAATGCTGGTAAGTTTGATCAATTCATGGTTAGCAAGCTAGCCGAAGAATTGAAAGAACTACGTGCAGACCGCAAGCAGTATCAAGAAGGCATCAAGCGTCTTGAGAAGTTTGTTATCACTGCATTGGCTGAAGAAATTCAAGAATTCGAAACAGACAAGAAAGCCGTGGTAGAAGCTCGTGTACGTATGGTGTCAGAAGCCAAACAACAACTAGCCCAGTTAAAGGGACAGTTTATTGCACGTAGCGCCAAGTTGGTCAAAGAAGCTGTTGCTACTAATCTAGACACAGAGATCACACAACTCAAAGAAGACATTCAGTCAGCACGTGAAAACATGTTTGGCCGTCGTTTATTTGAAGCATTCGCTAGCGAGTTCGCAGTTACTCACTTAAATGAGAACCGTGAAATTGCAAAACTTCGTGCAGAGAAATCTGCTACAGAGCAAGCACTAGTAGAAGCAAAAGCTCAAGCTGAAGCAAAGACCGCTTTAGTGGAAAGTAAAGATAAAGAAATTAAGATTATCAAAGAGTCAACAAGCCGTAAGGAAGTCCTTGCAACATTGTTGAAGCCTTTGAACAAGGAGAAAGCCGCAATCATGAGCGATCTTCTTGAATCAGTGCAAGCTGAAAAACTTCAGCAAGCATTTGATAAGTATCTACCAGCAGTACTGAATAATACATCTGCCCCTAAGCAAGCCCCTAAAGCCATGCTTAGTGAAGGACGTTCGGCAGTAACTGGTGATAAGACTGCTAAGGTCAGCGCAATTGATGATACCACTAACGTGATTGAAATCAAGCGTTTAGCAGGGCTAAAGTAAAACCCTAAACAGGAGAAGGAAAAAGAAATGACAACCGCACTATTAGAGAGCCGTTGGGGCGAAACCAAAGATGCCCTGTTAGAAGGCCTAAATGGTTCTAAAAGAACTACCATGGGTGTAATCCTAGAGAACACTCGCAAGTACTTGGCAGAAAATGCAACCGGTGGCGCTACAGCTTCTAGCAACGTAGCAACATTGAATCGCGTGATTCTTCCAGTTATTCGTCGTGTTATGCCTACCGTTATTGCTAACGAAATCGTTGGTGTACAACCAATGACAGGCCCAGTTGCACAAATCCATACACTACGTGTACGTTATGCTGACGCAGTTAGCGCAACTACAACTGCTGATGGCGCAACACAAGGTGATGAGGCACTAAGCCCATTCAAGATTGCTACTGCTTACTCCGGTTCCAGTTCAACTTCTAAGGCTGTTAACACAGCTACACTAGAAGGTGTACCAGGTAACCGTATTAACGTTCAAATCTTGAAACAAGTCGTTGAAGCTAAAACCCGCAAATTGTCTGCACGTTGGACATTTGAGGCTGCTCAAGACGCACAAGCCATGCATGGTTTGGATGTCGAAGCAGAAATCATGGCTGCATTGGCTCAAGAAATTACAGTTGAAATCGACCAAGAAATCCTAGCTAGCCTACGTTCTTTGGCCGCAACTGAATTCACATATGACCAGTCTAGCGTTTCTGGTACAGCTACATTCGTTGGTGACGAACATGCCGCATTGGCAGTTTTGATCAATCGTACAGCTAACTTGATCGCTCAGCGCACACGTCGTGGCGCGGCAAACTGGGCAGTTGTATCTGCTGAAGCTCTTACAGTTCTTCAGTCTGCAACTACTTCAGCTTTTGCACGTACTACAGAAGGTACTTTCGAAGCTCCTACAAACACCAAGTTTGTTGGTACATTGAATGGTGCTATGCGTGTTTACGTTGACAGCTATGCTAACACTGGCACAGCAGTTCTTATCGGTTACAAAGGTTCTAGCGAGGCTGATGCAGCCGCGTTCTATTGCCCATACGTGCCTTTGATGAGCTCTGGTGTTGTTCTTGACCCAGCTACTTTTGAACCAGTAGTTGGCTTTATGACACGTTATGGCTACGTTGAATTGACAAACACAGCAAGCTCATTGGGCAATGCTGGTGACTATCTAGGCAAGATTGGTATCACTTCTGGTACTTTGTCTTTCCAATAAGCATAAAAGTAAAATCGACTCAGGGATGGGAAGAGCAAGAAGGCGCCGCAAGGCGCTTTTTTGTTGGCTAAAAAAATACCCGAGCATATTTCTACACTCGGGTACCAACTAAACAGGATGCTGTCTGACTAGCACCTGTATGTATTATATAGCAGACACGATTACAAAGCAAACTATTAGGTAAATATAATGTTCACTCGACACTCGAGTAACTTATGCGGTACCCACCGCGTAGGCCTGGAACGCTAAATCATATTAAGGAGAAAAACAAATGGGACGTCCTCTAAATCACAAATTCTTTGGTGACCTAAACGTTGACAACGTCGGCGGCGAAGGTATTGCTAGCGTAACTGTTGGTGGTGTAAACAACTCATCCGGTTATACAACTGGTGATGCAGTTACATTCAGCGCACCACAAATTGCTGGTGGTACCACAGCAACTGGTACAATCGTAGCAAGTGCTGGTGGTATTGTTAGTATTACAATTACCAATTCAGGTTCTGGTTACACATCAGGTACAGCAACAGCTTCTACAGGTACAATTGGTACAACTACACTAACAGTGGTGCTAACATCTGGCGCAAGTGCTCGTCGTAATGTTATCATGCCCCAAGTGCGTATTGGTGGCACAAACCGCACCAGCGGTAACGACATCTTGTCACAAAAAGGTAGCAAACGTTTCAAAGTTAAATCTCAAGACGGTACAGCAGTATGCAAACTAGTGGCTGCTACACCAAGCGCCGCTGGCGAAATGGCTATTGTAGCTACAGACAGCCAAAGTAACACATACTGGGTACGTAAAATTACCAAGAACAAAGTTGAATTGGTACAAAACAGCCTAGTGGGCTCATCATGGGATATCGCCGATGGTGATAACGCAAAATGGACCATTACTGGTTCAGCTGCCGCTCCAGTTGCTGGCGGTAACCCAGCTCAATCTGATGGCCCAACAGTAGTCAGCATTGGCACAGTGGTACTAAACAACGCTTAATATCCTCGTTTGCAGTGGATCCTAAAGAGGGCTTCGGCCCTCTTTTTGTTTGATCTAAATCAGTATAAATAAAGCAAACGGTAGAAAACTCATGAGCTTAATTAAAAACGTCAGCGGTCCATATACGATAAACACCATCAATCATGATGACCCTATCACGCTGGACAGCAACCAGGTAATTATCAAGGGTAACTTAACGGTAATTGGTAATAGCACCAGCGTGACTAGTAATAACACTTCTATCAATGATACTGTTATTACATTAAATGCAGGGTGGTCTGGCAATGTTCCGCCTCGACCAAATCCTTACCCAGGTCCATCTGGTATTGAAATAGACCGCGGCGAGGGCGACAATCTCACTTATCCAAATGTCTTTATTCGTTGGAACGAAGTGTCAAATGCTAATGCAACAATACAAAATACTCTTAGCTCTTGGCAGATAGTAACGCCGGCGTTTCCAGGCGGAATGAATATTGTGGCAACCACAACAGGTAATACTCGTGTGGTTGATGATGTTGCCCCACAACTGGGTGGTAACTTATTTACAAACGGTTACTCAATTACAAATGTCACAGGAAATATTTTCTTAGACCCAGCAACTACAGTGAGCCTCAACGGTAACTTGAGTTTACAGATGGCTGGTAATGTTTGGGGCAATGTACAAGCATACAATACCTTGATTGCAGACCAAGTTGGTGCAGGCGGTACTGGAGTATACATCACCACAGGTGACGGTGGAGTGACCAAACAAGAATTGATTACAAAAAGACGTGCGATTGTTTACTCAATTGTATTTTAACAGGAACAACAAATGATTAAAAGTGTAAAACTAGTACAAGGAACACCACAAGCAATTATCACAGCCAATGCTGATATTGCAGTGACAACCTTATACCTTTGCAATAGAACTGCCAGCACAGTAACAACAAGCGTGTTTTTGGTCGGCAACGGCGATGCAACATGGGACAACATGATATACAACGAAGTTCAAATTGCAGGTAAAGATACATTGGTCATTGACAATGAACGTTTGTTATTGGGGTTAGGCGATTCTATTCAAGCCAACGTTGACGCTCTGTCAGACAACAGCATTGTTGCATCAGTAAGCTGGACAAATATCTAACATGCGCTCATTAAAAAATCCTGTACTAAGAACTTTTGGGTATGCAACTGTAATGCCTTACGGTAGTACAGCATTGCGCCCTACTACACCGGTTGATGGCGAGTTTAGATTTAACACTGAAACAAATAAAATGGAAGTGTATTACAGTAGTGTATGGAACTCAATCTCCAAGATTGGTCAAGTTACTATTACTAAAGACACCTTCACAGGCGATAGTAGCCAAAGTCTTTTTACAATGACCAAAAGCTATTCAGCCGGTGAGGAACCTAAAATTATTGTTGTAGTTGGAAACGTATTTCAAAATCCTGGCGTGGCATTCACGGTCAGTGGCACTACCCTTACATTTACATCACCACCACCTTTTGGACAAACAGTTATTGTATTACACGGATTTGCAAGTACAGATCCGGCATAATTCTGTACGCTAGGAAATAATAATGGCTATCGGAAGAGTTGCAGGACCCATGCTACTGTCGGAACTAGACCGACAAGGCATTGATCTGACTTTTACAACCAACAGTAACCAATTGGTTGCATTGGACTTTACCAGCTTCCGGATGGCCCTTAAAGGCGGTTCGGGCACTTCACATGTGTTTGACGTCAATGGCAATGCCGCAATAGCAAACGTGGTTCTTGAAAATGGTGCAAGAATTACCAGTCAAGGTCTAAATCAAACTCTCACTTTACAAGCCAATGGTGTTGCCAACGTAACTGTTATCAATGCCAATGTTATCAGCGGGCGGGTTGATGGCACAGTGATTGGTGGACTTGATCCGCGTCCTGCTACGTTTACCTACATGAATGCTAATACGCTGGCTACAATGGCCACAGCAAATGTCAGCAATCTACGTGCCAACCTGATTGCGTTTACTGCACCAAACAACCAGATTATCATGGACAACCCTACTTTGCGTTTTTATAATGCAAATAATAGTATGGTTGTTGATAACTTAACAGTTCTACAAAGTCAAACGTTTACCACACTAGATGCTGCCAACGTTATTGTTCGTAACAGTATACCAACTGCTATTACATTCATTGCGGCAAACAACTGGATCAAGACCAATTCATCACTGACATACACTGAAGCCAATAACATGCTTTCAACTGGTAATGTTAGATTGAGTGGACCAAATACTAACCAGTTGTTATTCTTAGACGCTGGTGATAACAGATTCCTTAAAGGAACAACCTATCTAACATTTGATGGAACAAACTTACGTGCCAATGGTATCACGCGACTTGGTGATGTAACAACATTTACCAATGTAATCAGTACAGCAAATCCTGACCAAGACTTGGTATTGGCACCAGATGGCGCAGGTGTAATTTCTGCCGCTGACCATAATATTCGTAACGTTGCGGCACCTACTGCACCAAGTGATGCGGCAACAAAAAGTTATGTTGATGGATTGATTGTAATTTCAACAGCGTCAACTAGTTCAATTTATCAATTCAATACAAGAGTATCTGCACTCGATGACAATAACGGTACTGCTAACATTACCTTTACAATTGATAGTGTTGAGCAAGGCCGTATTGAAAGTGGATTAGTCAACTGGCAAGACATCAATATCAACGATGCAACAATTAGCACACAAGCTGGTCCGCTGATCTTATCGCCGTACAACAATGAACGTGTTATTCTAAACACATCAAACGCACTTGGTATTCCAGTTGGTAACAATGCAGAACGCCCTACCCCAGGACTGGAATATGTTGGCGATTTCCGATTCAATACAGAACTTGGCACAGTAGAATGGTTTGATGGTACCCAATGGGAAAATCCTGCCAACTCCACAGTCTATAGCCAAACTATTGTGCCTGACGGAATAAATGCTACATTTACTCTATCACAAACTAGCACAACAGAAGCAGTCTTAGTTAACTTCAACGGTGTTATCCAGCGCCCAAGCACAACGTATAGTGTTGCAACTGATCAAATTACATTTAGCTCTGTTCCGTTGACAACTGATATCATTGAAATACGTTTCTTCAATGGCACAGTAGCACAAGCAACCAACCCTATTGTTGCTGACCGTAGCTATTCAACTGTTGGTACATCCGCAACAACAATAGACAGCTGGTATATCAATACTTACAGAGGTGCAAAGTATACCTACGTTGCTAAAACTATAACTGGCAATAATTATGAAACTGGAGACTTGCATGTTGTTCATGACAACTTAGAAGGTTTCCACAGCAGTACATTTGTAAGCAAAACAGGATCTAGTATGATCACGTGGACGCTGACAAACGACCCAATTGGTGTCATGAACATCAAAGCACAAGGCACCCACGCTGACGTGCAGGTTAAATTTCACGTAATTTACCTAACCGATCCTACAGTTTAACGTCTTAAACTGCCCCAATTTTGGGTGCAAATGAAAGGATCCTACATCTGCTAAATAGCTATAACCAATGCCTTAGGAGCTCGAATAATGGCCGTAACGCGGATTAAGAACAATCAGATCACAGACGCAACGATCTTTGCTAACGTAAAAATCGCTCCAGGCACAATCGTTGGATCGCTGTTCAACCCAGATGTAACAATCAATTCCAATATTGCTATTGTTGGAAACCTCACGGTTTCTGGCAATACAAACACAATCAACAGTACTAACACTTTAGTCAATGATCCACTTGTTATTTTCAACAATGGATACACTGGAACTCCTAGTTATGACGTTGGTATTCTAGTAGATCGTAACCTACAGCCACTTTCACCAACCAACTACGGTAGCTTGAACTCTGCTTGGGTTTGGCGCGAAGCTGACGGCAGCTTTGAAGGTTTGCTAACAACTGAAACAGGAACCACACAAGGTGTTATTGCTCGTTCTGCGTATGCCAACTTAATTGTTGGTAATACTACAATCAAAACCAATGGTGCTGACTCCAGTGTAGTTGAAGCAGTCAACACAGATTCGGGCGCACTACAAGTTAAAGGTGGCGCCAGCTTTACACAAAACGTACAAATTGGCGGACGTGGTTCTGTGTTTGGTGCTAACACTGGTGCAGTAGCAATTAACGGCAATGTGCCAGTAGTACAAATTACCCAAGAAACAAGTTCACGTTACGGATTGATGGTAACGGACACAACCAACAACGGTGCATTTGGTTTGCGTACAGGCACAGCAAAGGGTGCAGAGATACATACCTTTGGTGGTACCAACAACGACATTTATATTCAACCAGATAGACTAAAGAGCATCTGGTTGCCGGCTGGTAATGCCAGCGTACTAGTAGACAACAATCTCAACAGCTCAAGCGCAAACGTAGGCGCTTTAGTTGTAACTGGAAGCGGTGGCGCCGGCATTGGCGGTAACTTGAATATAGGTACAAGTGCCAGCTTTGAAAGCAAAAACGTTTACATCCAAAGCAACAAAACCAACGATGTTGTAATTGGTAAAGATCAACTCAAGACTGGTATTGGTGCAAACGTAACGGCCATTGGTGCAGTACAAGGACTATCTGCTATTGGTGAGAATACTACCATCATTGGTATGGGCGCAGGTGCGCTTGGTGGTGGTGCTAATTCAACCTTTGTTGGCAAGAGTTCAGGAAACATTTCGTCAGGAACAAATAATCAATTCTTTGGTTATAATTCTGGACGCAAAGTTGACATGGGTTCGTACAATGTAATCCTTGGCACATATGATGGTAATGCTATTGCGGTATTGAGCAATCAGGTTGTTATATCAGATGGCGCAGCCGCACCGCGTATTCGTATTGATGCAACTGGTAACACATTTGTTGTTAGCGGTGTAAATTCTACAACTGCCAATACTGGTGCATTTACTGTTCAAGGTGGTGCAGGCATTGGTGGCAACTTAAATGTTGGCGGAGCAATTGGAGTATCAAGTCAGCGAGCTGTGCTTGAAGCAACACAAACTTCTATTGTACTAGCTGGCAATACTGCTACAACATATCTATCAACTGATTCAGTTATTGTTGGTCAAAAAATTGGTAGTGGTACAAACTTTGGTGCCAAGACAACCATCATTGGTAGCGAAGCTGCCGCAACAAACACAAACGGCGACGAGATTACTCTAGTTGGTTACCGCGCAGGCTATACAGGTGCAGGACAAAACACAACAGCAATTGGTTCACAGTCTGGTCTAAGTTTACAAAGCACAGCATTACAAAATCAATTCTTTGGTTATCTGTCTGGTAGCCAAGTGACCACTGGCGACTACAATGTAATCATTGGTGGTAACACTGGTAGCACTATTGCCACAGTAAATAACAGAATTATTGTTGCTGACGGCCAAGGTACAGCTCGTATCAATATTACTGATACTGGCTCGACAGAAATTACAAGCACAGTCGAAACAGATTCAATTGGTACAGGTGCTCTAATTGTCGATGGCGGTTTGAGTGTTTACAAAAACACACGCATTGGTGGTAACCTAACAGTCAGTGGTAATCTAAACGTTGTTGGTACAG